CTTCCCTATACAATGGGCAAGGTATCAGAACGAAAAAACAGATGGCGATATTGAAGGCACATTGCTTCACGATTGGCCAGTTTTAAACGCAGCTTCAGCGGCAGAGTTAAAACACTTTAAATTTTACACAGTAGAGCAAGTAGCACAAGCGTCTGACGCTCAATTAGGTGCAATGGGTATGGCAGCAGGTATGTCACCACTAGCTCTGCGTGACAAGGCAAAAGCTTTCTTATCTAGCGCCAAAGGCACAGCATTAGTTCAACAACAAGCAGACGAGCTTCGTAAGCGTGATGAAGAGCTATCAGCAGTCAAGGCTCAACTAGCAGAGTTAGCACAGAAAATGAATCAACCTAAAGCTGCGCCTAAGAAGGCTAAAGCAGAGGAATTAGAGGAATAATATGGCAACAACTCTCTTGGAATTAGTGCAACAAGCGTCAGCAGAAATGGGCTTGGCTGTCCCCAATGCGGTGGTAGGCAATACCGCTGCTGATGTTACTCAACTTTATTACTTGATTAATGCGGCTGGTAACGAAATTGCGAGAGAGTATCCATGGGAAGCTCTAAATGTTGAATACGATTGGTATTCACAGTATTCTGAATCTGACGGTGCTATCGTGTATGGCACTAGCGTAATTACAGGTGTAGACCCTGCTACAGTAGCGTTTATCAATGCAGCTGGCGCAGGTAACTTCCAAGTGCAAGGTGAAGGTGTCATTCAAAGCACACAGGTGGTGTCTGCTACTGGAACTACCGTTACAATCAATAGTGCTGCAACTAGCGATGGTTCAGGCAACTATGTATTTGGTCAAGTTATGTATGACTTGCCTACAGGCTTTGACCGTATTACTGACCGTACACAATACGACAAATCTAAACGCTGGGAGATGTTAGGCCCTGAAACACCCCAACAATGGCAATGGCTCAAGTCTAGCTACATTTCAACTGGCCCTCGTATTCGTTGGCGCATCATGGGTCAGAAGTTCCAAATATGGCCACTAACATCTACTAACGAATACCTAAGCTTTGAGTACATTTCAACAAACTGGGCAACATCTGCCACAGGCACTACACAATCACAATTCTTAGCGGATACTGATACTTGTATCTACCCTAATCGTTTAATGGTGTTGGCGCTTAAAAAGAAATACTTTGAGATAAAAGGTTTTGACACATCATCATTCCAGCGTGATTATGATATGCAACTTAACATCGCTAAAGCTAACGATGCAGGTTCTGCTACACTATCACTAGCACCAAGAACAGCCAATGTTTTAATTGGTTGGGAGAACATTCCAGACGCTAACTACGGAGCTTAATAATGGCTAGAGCTAAAAGAGCTGTATCACAGCCAGTATCATTACCAGCACCAGTAGGTGGATGGAACGCTAGAGATTCATTGGCAGCAATGAGTCCGCTAGACGCAGTTGTGTTAAATAACTGGTTTCCAGCTACAACAGAATGTGTAATGCGTAAAGGTTACACAAAACACGCTACAGGTATTACAGGTCAAGTAGAAACCATCATGGCCTACTCTGGAGGCTCTACAGACGAATTATTTGCTATCGCTGATGGCAAAGTATACGATGTAACATCATCAGGCGCTGTAGGGGCTGCTGTGCTGTCTGGGCTAACTAATTCACGCTGGGGTTATTGCAACATTGCAACCTCTGGTGGCAATTTCCTATCCATGGCGAATGGTGTAGATGCACCTCGTAATTATAACGGTACAACATGGTCTACTCCTGCAATTACAGGCGTTACGGCTACTACATTGCGTGACCCTATACTTTACGCTGAAAGACAGTTTTTTATACAAGAAAACAGCCTTAAAGTTTGGTATCTACCAGTAGATTCTATTGCTGGTGCTGCGGCTGCTGTAGACATAGCTTCATTTATGACCAAGGGCGGTTACATTGTAGCTCACGGCACATGGACAATTGATGCTGGCCAAGGTGTAAATGACCATTATGTAATTATGACCAACAAAGGTCAAATTATCGTGTATCAAGGCATAGACCCTACATCGGCTACAACTTGGTCTATGGTAGGCGTATGGGATATAGGTGCGCCAATAGGCCCTAGAAGCCTTTACAAGTACGCTGGCGATATGCTTATTATCTGCCAAGATGGTGTAGTGCCATTATCAGGTGCTTTGCAATCATCTAGGGTTCAACCTAGGGTAGCCATTACCGATAAAATACAGTTTGCTATTAGTGAAGCTGTAACTAACTATGCTACTAACTTTGGCTGGCAATTAATGTATGTGCCAACTATTAACCAATTATGGTTAAATGTGCCTGTGCAAGAAGGTGTAAATCAACAGCAATATGTAATGAACACTATTACAGGCTCATGGTGTAACTACACCAATTGGAACTCCAATTGCATGGAGATGTTTCAAGACGAGCCTTACTTTGGTGGCAATGGTTATGTAGCTCACGCTTACAATAGCAATACAGACGGTGGCAACAACATTCAATCGTTTGGCTTGCAAGCATTTAACAACTTTAGTGGCGCAGGTAAGTTAAAACGCTTTACTATGTCACGCCCTATATTAAGGGCTGATGGAACGCCATCTGTATATGCTGGCGTTAATATAGACTTTGACACAACCGATACATCTACAATCTTAAACTATGTGCCTGTAAACTATGGCGTGTGGGACAGTGGTATATGGGATGCGTCTGCATTTGGTGGTTCTCCTACTGTGTATCAAAACTGGCAAGGTCTAAATGGTGTTGGTTATTATGGCGCACCTGTGGTCAAAGTTTTATCAGCGCAGTTAAATGTAAGCTGGGTAGGCACTGACATTGTTATTGAGGGCGGTGCAATCTTGTAATGCTAGTCCAAGGCGAATATGTAGCTCGTTGGGTGATGGAAAAGGTAGGCTCTTATACCGAGGGCATGACAGCTCTTGGTTGGGAAATAGATGGTGTTATTGTTGCTGGAACGGCTTTTGAAAACTGGAACGGCAACAATATGTTTGGCCATCAACGAATAGACTCACCACCACCTAAAGGTTACTGGATTACAGTAGTAGATTACATTTTTAATCAAGTAAAGGTTAAACGCTTTACAGCTACCGTAGAAGCCGACAACCACAAAGCAATAAGCCTCAATCATAAGATTGGGTTTGTAATAGAAACAACTTTAAAAGACGCAGGTCGTAACGGTGATTTACTTATAATGACCTTATGGCCTGAAAACTGCAAAATGTTAAATTGGAGTAAAAAAAATGCTAGGTAAATTCGTGCAATTAAGATTGCAAGGTGTTCGTGACCCATTTATATCAATGGCTAACGGTAAAGCTAAAGCACCACCAGCGCCTGACTATACTGCTGCGGCTAAAGAAACATCTGCTGGCAATTTAGAATCTGCAAGGGCTACTGCTGCTGCTAACCGTACAAACCAAGTAACACCGTACGGCAATCTAACTTACACAGCCAATCCAGGTACTGATGCTTACGGCAATACTTTGTATACAGCCACACAAACATTATCTCCAGAACAACAAGCAATCTATCAGCAAGAAAGCAAGCTTAATCAAGGATTGATGCAAACAGCAAATACTGGATTAAATTATGCAAATAAAGTATTAAGCGAGCCTGGGGTAGATACATCTAAATTGCCATCTTACGGCATTAATCCTGGCGAAACATACTCTGACGCTATTATGCGTAGACTGCAACCTCAAATTGCTCAGCAAAGCGAGATGTCTGATGCTCAATTAGCCAATCAAGGTATTGCTCAAGGCACTGAAGCTTATAACAATGCTAAACGCCAATTGTCACAACAACAAAACGATTTGTTGACTTCAGCTCAAATTCAAGGCATGAACACAGGGTTATCTGCTAATCAACAAGCCTTCCAACAAGAAGCTTACAACCAAATGCAACCTATCAATGTTATTAATGCGTTGCGTACAGGTTCTCAAGTGCAAAACCCAAGCTTTGCAAACACTCCAAATCAAGCTCAAACTGCTGGCGCTGATATATTAGGTGCTACACAGGCAGGTTACAACGCTCAATTAGCTAATGTAAATGCACAAAATGCCGCTAGTGGTGGTTTTATGAGTGGGTTAATGGGTCTTGGTGGTGCTGGCATTATGAAGTATTCTGATGAAAGATTAAAAACAAACATTGAAAAAGTTGGCTCATTAGAAAATGGTCTTAATCTTTACTCATACAATTACAAAGATGGCTATGACTTGCCTGAAGGCAAACAAATTGGTGTTATGGCTCAAGAAGTTGAAGCTATCATGCCTGAAGCCGTTGTTGAAATGGACAATGGCTTTAAAGCTGTTAATTACGCAATGTTAGGGGTTTAATATGAGTTTATTTGGTAATCAAGAAGAGATGCCTCAAGACGATACTTTGATGCAAATAGATTTAAAGCGCAAATTAGCTTTAGCTGATGCGTTGCGTCAACAAGAAACTCCTCAAGGTCAAATGGTATCGGGACATTATGTAGCGCCCTCATGGACACAGCATTTATCTACATTAGCTAATAAATATGTAGGTGGTCAACAAGAGAGAGAAGCCATGAAACAATATGGCGATTACAAAGCTGCTGAAAACACCAAAATGATTGATGCTCTTAACAAATTTGGTAAAGCTTTTGAGCCTACTACACAAACTCAAACTACTTACGCTCCAGGCGTTGGTAAAGAATTGGCTATTGGTGATACAGTTCAAACTGCGCCTAACTATAGCCCTACAAGCAATGCTAGTGAGATGGTTGCACCTACATCACCGTATGGCACACAAAGCATGACAGGCAACGCTGTTACTTCTGTGCCTACTACTACGACAACAATGGTACAGCCTAATGAAAACACTATTAGACAAGCTTACATAGATTACGCAACAACCACTAAAAAACCTCAACTAATAGAAGCGTTAATGACAGGTGACTTTGACACTATGCGAAAACGCAATGCGCCTTACGAGCTTGCTGCTGGTGCGAAACGCTTTGAAGGTGGAACTAACCGTCTTATTGCAGAAAACCCTAAACAAGACTCCGAGTCTATTTCTAATTTAGAAAAAGAATATCGGTTTGCTCAAAAAGGTGGGTATCAAGGCTCTGTAGAGGATTGGAAACGCATTTCATCAGAAATGACTGACGCACAAAGAGCGCAGTTAGATATTGCAATGGCTAATTTAGGTATAACTAGAAACGAAAGTATTTACAAATATGGCAGTCCAACACCGCCAATGGCTAAACCTAAATCTGTTACGATGAATGATGTAAATGAAACCGCTAGAAATTCTGGCAAATCAACAACGCAAGTAATACAAGACTTTAAAGCACAAGGCATTGCCGTACAAGGAGTTAAATAATGGCTGATTTTTCACAATTACTATACGGTTCAGCACCAGCTGCAACTGCACCAGCAGGTATGAGAACTCCAGGACAAGGCTTGCCAGGCGCTCTTAGAGATAAGGC